GGCTTTATTTTTGTTTTTTAGAAGTTTTATTATAATCTCTTTCTCGTGTATAGTTTTATAGAGAGTAAGATTCTCGCTTTGTTCTTGTAGAACTTTAGACCTTAAATAGTCTATTTCTGCTATGTAAGTTTCTAGCATAATGTCTTTATAACTCATTGTTTTGTTTCTATTTTTTCGTTATCTGTTAATTTTTTACGCAAAATATTTCCTTCTAAATCTATAACTGTATAGCCTTGGTTTTTTAAAAGCTCTATAGCTTCTTTAATTAGTTTTACTCTTTCAAGTATTCGACAATGTTCAAATATTTGATTTTCAAATGCGTGGGGTTTGTGTGCCATTTTTCTTGTTTTTAATTTATTAAATTTTTAAATAATGAATCATAAATTAGTTAAAGATTTTAATTTTTTAACTTTAAGTTTTAACTTCTCGTTTTCAGATTCACACTTACGAGCTCTTTGAATAGCTCTAAGTTTATCACTACTATACTCTTCTAGTATTTTATTATGAATATACCTATCCTGTTGGAGGTTGTTACTATAAAATAAAATTTGTAGAAAAGCGTGAGTGAAGTCTTTTAAGTCTTTATGTGAAGACTCTAGTTTCCATTTTTGTAATAGGGAAATACAAAGTTCTGTACTATTATAAAATTCTAAATCTTTTAAGTTCTCTGCTTTATTCAAGATGTCTAATTTTTTCTGTTATAAATATAATAAAAATAAATAACTTAATCTGAGTTCCAATTTATTCTAGATGCTAGTTTCTCATCTAACAAATAAACTTCCTTTAATTCTTTCTTATTATTCCAAAGAGAAGTACTAGGGCAATACAATTCTTTAGTCTCTGGCATTTCAATATCATTTAACCAAAACAAATAGTTCCCTTTGTCGTCTGCTACAAAATAGAGTTTAACTATTGACTCTTCTAAAGCCATAATCTTATCATATTTATATTTTTCTAGCATTTTTTGTTTATAATATTTATTTCTAAATTTCATTTCAATTCTACAAGAGAATCCTTTAGGGGTTTTACCCTGGGCATCAAAATGCTCATAGCCTCCTCCACACCACTCAAGCTCCCAACCATCAAAGTTTAATAGACTTACTACAGCCTTTTCATATTTATTTACTTGTTCAAGTGTCATTTACTAAGTCTGTATTTTTTAGACTTTAAAAACAAATCTTGTAAGTCTTTAATCCAAGATACAGTAGGTTCTGGTTTACAAGTGCAGGGAAGATAATAGCGATGAGAAAAATACTTAGAATGTAAAAGACAAACTAAAACAAACTCTTTGTGTTCTAAAGTGTTCTTAGGATTTGCTCTAAACTCTTTCCAATCAAACCAATCTTCTCTATCCATTTCTATCAATTTTAAAATTATTTAAAGCCTCTTGTCTGTCCTCACACCCACAAGATTCATAACCTAAAATATCAATTACTATTTTTTTTACTAGCCATTTAACTCCTGTCCATTTAAAAACAAAAGCTAGTTTATCCCCAAGTTTTAGACTCATAATATTCAATTATTTGTTTTTTTATATTTTGTACTGTATTGTATAAAGAGTAATAAGAAATATTAGTGTCTCTACTTAGTTGACTAATCTTTTTATTATTTATAAAAATTTCCTCAAATATTTTTCTTTGATAGAAATTAAACATTTTATTCTTATCATAGTCTTTTAAAATATTCTCATCGTTTTTTACAATATTAGTAAAAGCTAAATAGTCATCGTGCAAATACCATTCCTGGATAGCTTTGTGATTATTAAAAGAATCGTCTAGAACATTGTCATTTAACTCTTGACTTAGTTCTGGCATATAATCTAGGCCCACTAGCTTTACTTTTTTCTCTGCTCTTTTTAAATCCCCAAACATTCTATATAAAGTTATATAAATAAAATAATGGTTAATTTCATTTTCATTATACATTATAGAAGTCTTATGTTTTTTAATGTAAGTATCTACTACGATATACATTTCTTGGACAAGATCTTTTGCAGTATCAATATTACATCCCCAATGCTTTAAATATCTAAACCAAAGCTCTTGATTCTTTACCAATTCCTTAATACTATCGTCCATTAAGATAGTAATATACCAAAAATATTTAAAAAGGTTGTCTAGTCTTATCTATTATTTTTTTCATAATACTAACTCCATTTATACTAAAACCTACATTATTTATTAAAGCTCTTAGTCTTATGGGTTCATCAATACTTGTAGGTCTTCCTCCTGTTTCAACTTCTTTAATTTTTCTTACGTGAAGCATACTAATCATAAACTCTGTAGGATGAGAAATAAACCGATGTACAACGAGGAAGTCGTCAGCACGATTGACGAATTTTCCCCCTCCTTCAACATCAGCTGCATTTGGAGGAATAGGATGTCCTGCATAATCGTGTCCTATTCTATGAGTGTATCTTAAGGCTTGAGTATTTGCGTGAGTGTTTAACCAAATTGTTATACCATTTTTCTTACAAAATATTCTAAACTCTGTAGTAGCTTGGTAATCATACTCGTGTCCACCTACAGAACTTATTAGTTTCTCTTCTTTAATTAAGGAATTATAAGGATCAATTAACAAGCCATTATAATTCCAAGCCTCTTTAACAGCTTTAGCTAAACCTAGTAACTCTCTATAAGTGTACATTTTATTACTATCTATAATTTTAAAGTTTTCATAGATAAACTCTGTGTGCTTTTCAAATTTTTCTTTAGAAATTTTATCTATAGGTTTCTCTTCTAAAAATTCTACCATCTTTCTAACTATAGAATAGGCTTCGTTTTCAGAACTAAATATTAGCCATCTTAATTTATGTTTAATTGTATAGGCTAACATCAAAAATAAAACTATAGTAGTCTTACCTGTATTTGAATGTCCTAGTATAACATTAAAGTTTTGAGGTTTGTATCTAAAGTAGTCATCTATTTCAGGAAAGCCTAAAGTTAATCCTTCTATTACTTTTCCTTCTCTAATTTTATTTAAGTGCTGTGTAACTTTCTCGTAATTTATTAGCATCTAGTAAATGTAAAAAAAAAAGCGAAGTGATTAGCTCCGCTCTTTGTGTTATTAAAATGGCAAATCTTCTTTGGCTTCTGCTCTAGGAAGATGCTCCTTAGCTGGACTTGAAGCATTATTGATAGGAATACTTCTCTTTGCATAAAACTTATTAGCATCTGCTTTTTTAGTCATTATGTCAAGAATTACTTTCTCATTTCCTTCTGCTCTAGCTTTGGTTAACATTTTAATAGTCTCATTAATGTCAATTAGAATGTGCATTTTAATAAATTCATACTTAGATTTAAAAGGTGCTACACTATTCCAATATTCAGTTTCAAAATTACTCATTAGTTTTTAATTTTAATTTGTTATAAAATAATTCAGTAGTTTCTAACACAGTTGAACTTTTTACGTTTTCAGTATTAGAATAAAATAAACACGCACTTCTTAGGCAAGATTGCCATTCAATAGAACTTTGTTGCGATTTAGGTTTTGCAAATGGAACTTGTTTAGTTGCCATTGCGTTTCTAATTAATTTTGCTGTATTGTGTTTAGCATTATTAATTTCAAATTCAATCTCTTCCCCAACCTTTTTTTCGAATTGGGTTCTAGTCTCATCATTCCAAACTGGTTGCTGATAAAACTTAAAGACTTGTCCATTAGCAAGGGTTACAGAATAAACTTGTAACTCCTTGAAATCAGACTCTCTTTGAATAAATGTAATTTTTCCTGTCATTTTTCTTGTATTTAATTAATAAGCAGACTTTCTGCTCTTTCTTTTTGTATTGTAAGTAATTCGTTTTCTTTTTGTAACCAGTGTACTTTTGATTCAAGTAACACTATCCTATTGTGTAGGTTCTTAGTCTCTGTATTCATTATGTTTCTCTGTTTAGACTTCAAATATAATAAAAATATTTATATAAAAAAAGAGGATACTTGTCTAGCGACTTATACCCTCTTTCAATTACAGAGAAAAATTAGAATAACAAATATAAAATTTTTAATCTATATTAAAAGCCTTGTTTAAAACTTTGTAGTACTCTGTTTTTTCTATAAGCTCTTGGGTTGTAAACTTAACTGTCTCTCTACTTATTTGTAAAATCTCTAAAGCAATTTCATATCCATACTCTTTATTTAAGTTTAAAGCAAACTCATAATTTTTACCTTGAGAGTGTACATTGCACCCGTAACACTGGGGGCGGCAGTTGTCCTCACTCCACCTAGTAGAATAGTGTCTACGACTCATAAAATGTCCACATTGCATAGAGTCCTTGTAATGTTTTACACGAGGACAGGTATAGCATTTTACAAACCCATTATGATTTGCATACTTTAATCGTATATATCTACTAAATTCAGCATCTAATTTTTTAACTACCTTACCTCGAGTTGGTTTTTTTTTCAAAATTTCCTTGCATTATATTATATTAATATTATATTATTAAGAATTATATTATATAAGACTTATACTAATATAATATTTAATTCTTAGAAATTTTCTTGTATTTTTCTATTCCTCTGGAGCCATAGTAGGCTCCAATTATTATAGATAAAACTCCTGATATAGAGTCTAAAGAGTATTCTAGAAACCAGCCTATTACATAAGCAACTGAAAAGAATATTAATATTGCAGGTCTTACATTCTTACTTAAAAAAGAATCACTAGTCATATCTGACTCCCACCTTTTAGTAACCTCTAACATTTCTTTGTTGTCTATTTCAAGTAGTTTTAAAGCAGTTTCCTTGTCTTGGATAGGCATAGTGTCATCTTTGCTTATTAAGTTCTTTAAAAGACCTAGAAAGCCTTTGTCTGGAATATTATTACTTAAAGATTGAAACACTCCTCCTTTGCCTATTAGAAATTGCCCTACCTTGGTATCTTTAAACTTTTTTTTCATTTACCTTTTATAAACTTTTTTCTCAAGTTGGTCTATGCGTTTGTCTAGTTGGTCTTCAAGTTTTTCTAAATGGTCTTCTAAATAAGAAATTTTCTGGTCTATTATATCGTGAGATTGAGCAGGAGGAAGTTTCTTAGCTACTTCTATTTCTGCTTTGTTTAATTCTATTTGTTTAGTCAAAGTAGAATAAGTCATAGTAATACTTATTAAACCTCCTATAACTAATATTAGAGTTTTTAAATCTAAGTTTAAGTCTGGTTTACCATCCCCATCTAAATCCACATTTACATTTTTATTCATATTCTTTTTTGGCATCAAAACTTGGGCAAAGTTTTTTATTAGTAAAATCTCTATGCCCATAAACTTTAGCTAAAGGAAACCTTTCTTTAAGTTCTTTAATAAGTTTATCTAAAGATTCTTTTTGTTTTATAGTTCTAGTGTCTAGCCAATTATCCATTCCCCTATCCATACCTCCTATATAGCAAATTCCTATTGAGCTTCTATTGTTTCTAAAACAATGAGCTCCTATAGTCTTTTCTAATCTTCCTGGTTGAATTTCTCCGTCTAATTTGATTACATAGTGATACCCTACGTCTGCCCAGTTATTTCCGTTGACGTGCCAATCTCTAATATCCTCAACATCAAAGTCTTTTAACTCTGGAGTACCTGAACAGTGTACGATAATTTTATCTATTTTTCTCATTTATAATCCTACTTATAGTATAAACTATAGTACAAACTAATAGAATAATTTTCAATCCCATTTCAATCTCTGTCATAGTAACAGCAAATACTAAGGAATTTAAAAAATATAACTTCAAGTCTGTAGTGTCTAGCATTACTCCTCTTTTATAACTTTAAAGGATCCATCTTTTAAGTCTACATTAATCTTGCCGTACTTTTCCTCTAGAGCTTTTTTTGATTCAATTTGCTCTAATTCTATTTCAGCATAGATGTGTAACAAGCTATGCTTTTGAACTTGTAAAACTCCTAAATCATTTCTAATTGCAGCTTTCTTTTGCTCTTGTTCTTTTAAAGACTCTAACTCTTTTTTTGATAATTTTGACATTTTATTGTTTTTAAGTGAATAGTAAATATATTACTTTTTGTCTTTTTTTACTACTTTTTTAACTCCCCACAATTCGTCAGCAATTTTCTTAACTCCATAGGCTTTAATTTTTTCCTCCTCGTGCTTTTGAATAAACTCTTGTCCCTCACTATAGTCAACAGTAATATCCCCATCCATAGTTTGAGTAGAGTACCAAACCTTTATTTGGTTGTTAATTACTTCTGACTTTTCTAGTTTTGTTTTTTTCATAATATTTTTATTTCTAATATACTAATTATTTACAATTACAATTTATTTTAGAATGGTAAATT